TGTAAATGATAAGGCCGCCTGAAACAGGGCGGCTTTGTTATTGAAAAATATTTTCAAAATTTTCTGAATTTACTATTGACAATTACGCCCAATGGGCGTATTATATAGTCAAGGACAGGGCAACAGCCCAAACAAAAAAGGAGATAAAATCATGTTGAACAATTACTGGAGCGCAATCGTAGCATATATGGACGAAGAGATTAGAGAACAGGTACACTTTGAACTTGCACCCTGTACCAACGAAGAATTTTTGAAGCGATATTTGGCACTGGACGAAGCATTTGACGACGTCCTTTATCAGGAATTTCGCGAAGTGTGGAAAGAGATTTAACCGCAAGCCGAGCCGGGCGGCATATCCCGGCAGAAAGGAAGCGCAATGAAAAAGTATTGGTTCGGAATGCAAGGCAGATGGGATTACATGGCCTCCTACGGCGAAATTTGCGAAGCGGAAACGCTGGAGCAGGCCGTTGAAATCATAAAGGAAAGATGCCCCAACAGCGACATTCGCAAGATTGTCGAAATGGAAGGCTTTAAAACAAAAGAGACTCTGTATATTGCCGAATGACGGCAGAAAGGAAACACTATGGCAAGCATTGAATACATCCAGAAGAGGATCGAAGGCAAGGAAAAAGAGCTGGACAAGCCGAATAAGAAGCTGGCAAGAATCCGCAAAGTCGAAGCGCAGAATTGGAATGATCCGAATCCCTATTATTACAATGAGCGCGATTTGAAATGGTGCCTGCGTGATATCGCAGACGCGCAGGCAGCGCTGGAGAAATGGCAGCAGGCACTGGCGACAGAGACCGAAAAGGCGAACAGCCGCAACGTTCAGGCAATCCTCGATTTTTTGGAAATGTGGAAGCAGAACGTCCGCGATTATTACGGCAAAGGGCTTACAGCGTTTTACGCAGACAAAAAGACCGTAAGAGACGCGTACAACCAGATAAGCAAATTCCGCTACGGCACCCCGGAGCATATCGAAGCTGTTAAGGCCCACGAAGCCCTGAGCGAAAAATTCTATATTGACAGACACGGAAAATTTGAATATCGTATGGTATACAACAGATGGATGCAAAGGGAAGAAAAGCAGAAGGTCAAGGTGAAAGACGGCAAGTACGAATATCTGGCCCCTTACTCCAACGAAGCTACCATTGAAGAAGCAACCGAAAAGCTGGAAAAGGATCTGGTTCTGGAAGCGAACAGAAAATACGATTATATCATTGAAAGAACCAATCGCATTGTCGGTCAGATCACGGACGCGACCAATCTACACATTGGAGCGAAGCATGATCTCAACGGGTATATCATTGGGACCAACGGTACCGCAAAGGTCCAGACTATCGGTGCCGGCGGATATAATATACAATGCTTCCACTTTAGAACGCTGATTAACGAATTGAAAGGATAAGAGTATGACATTTAAAGAGCTAAGAGAAGCAAGCGGGCTGAATTTAACCCGCTTTGCTAAGTTTTTCAACATCCCGTATCGTACTGCGCAGCATTGGGACGCCGGAGACAGAGCATGCCCGCAATACCTGCTGGAGCTGATGCATTATAAGCTGATCAAAGAAGACGTATTATAAATAAAAAAATGGGGAGGCCCGGAAGCCTCCCCTTTTTTGTTATTCGCTTTTCAATTCCGGCAGCCCGGCAATGCTGGTAAGCAAAGACAGAATGCCAGCCAGTGCGGATGCACTCAGCACCATAATCCAATCAACAGCGCCAATTGCTGCAGCAGTACCAATTGTCGCAACCGCTGTCTGCGCAACCGTCTTAATTGCACGCACGCCAGCAGCGCGCAGCCACTTTTTCGCTTTTTCACTCATTGTATAATCCCCCTTATTTCAGCAAAGCTGCCCACGTTTTTTCGCCAACAACGCCGTCAGCTGTCAGGCCCTTTGCTTTCTGGAATTTCTTCACCGCAGAAAGAGTACCGGTACCAAAGTCGCCGTCAGCACCGGCAGAACCGCATTTATAGCCGTTGCCGATCAGCAGCAGCTGCAAAGATTTTACCTGTTTGCCCTCATGGCCTTTTTTAAGAATACTCAAATTCACAGTACATTCCCCCGTTTTAGTTGTTTCCGGTTTTACCACTTTATCAGCTTTTGCTGCATAGTCAGGAACCGCAAAGCCGCGGATCGTTTTACCGTTGATCCCGATAGTCCGATAGCCTACACTCTCTTTGCGATTGCCCTCCAGTACGACGATCTGGCTGTTCTTCACTTCCGATACAATGCCGACGTGATCCGCCCAGCCGGTATCGTCGCCGCGCCCGTTATCGTTCCAATCATAGTAAATAATATCCCCGCGCGTCGGAACGTAATTATCAGCTTCGACAAAGCTGCCAAGCTTTTTGAACAGCTCAATTTGTTTCTGGCAGCTGCATTCTGTCGGGATAATATCTGTCAGGCCGGCAAGAATAGACATGCAGGAAACAAACGTTGCGCACCATTCGTCGGTATATTTCACTTTGTAATTGCGCGCCAATGGCTTATGCGCATTGTAAGTGTCAATAATGATTTTGTGCTTGCCGCTGGCTTCGCTGTAACCAATATATTTTTCTGCCGTCTTCAAAAAGTAATCTCTAAGCTCTTTTTCGGTCATGGAATCACTCCTTATGTTTATGCGCTCTTTCGTTCAAATACTTGTCAAGCTTTGATTTTGCGTCCGGTACAGTATGATTGCAACCCAATTGCTGCAGCCCGTCCAGACAAGCGGATAACGCATAGCAAATAAGCGCGTTTTCTTCGTTCACTCCGCGCATATCAGCTGTATGCAAGTCGCGCAGCCCTTTGATTTCTTCATTCTGCTGTTCCTGACGCAAATACCATTTATGCACTTTGAAAATCACGCCCAGCAGCGCGCCTATTGCGGCAACCAAACTGCCGAACGTGATTATTGTCGATGCGTTTACATACATTAACCTTCTCCCCTTACCGTTTCTTCTACCGCTGCGCGATATTCCGCCGGCACCTGATCGATGCCAATACGTCCCAATTTGATTTGAATTACAAAGAATTTAATCATAACGATACCCCCAACAATTCAAGCAGTGCGTTTTCCAGAGCAGCAATACGGTCTTCCTGCGTCGGTATTTCTATTTCCCCGTCGTCTTCAATGGTATATTCGCCATTATAAGAATCCGCTTTTGCTCTTTCGATAGCCTCAGCGGAAACGTCGTCCGTTGAAATAGTCGCAATGCTTTCCTGCCTCTCTATTTCGCCGCTTTCCGGATTGAAAATATCCTGATAGCCCAGCACCTGATATATTAGTCTCTTCATATTGTCACCTCGTTACGATTTCGTGTAGGCGAGATCAATGTATATCGTACCGCCGCCAAGATAATCCTTGTAAAATCGAATATAGATATTTGTTGCGTCGTTACTTATGATTGAAATCGAGCCGCCAGAAGCAGAATGATACGGGAATGTATAACCTTTTGCGGTCGATGTATATCGGTTTCGCATAGCAGACGCGCGAATCAAATGCTCCATATTAGATATCCCGTGAGCAACAGTAATATCTGTATTTCCAGATGTGCTTCCCGTTTGAGACGAAATCCCGTAATAAATCAGCTTTCGATATATCGCCGCTCCATGCCATCTTTCCGACGTCTTATACTCAAGGCCCGGCATCAAAGGCGGCTCGTCAATTTCCCAATCGCTCCATGTGCCTGAATGCAAGTACCGCCGCAGTACATAATTTGTGGCAAGCGGGCGCAGCTCTTGGAAGCAACTCGTCTTTGCGTTAGTTGGACAAACAAAAACCGAAGCGTAATTAAATGTCACATTGTTGAATGTTGTGCCGGAAAGTGCGAAGTAATACCAACCGCCCGCAGTAAGGTCATTCAGAGCCGCAACGGATGTGACAGTTTTTGAAGTGGTTGTGCCTAAACCACACCCCGCAGGAACAATATTCCAACTTGACGGCTCTCCAAATGTGTCGCCAGAATAGCCAAAACTGATACTACCATAAGCATCAAGATACATATGCAAGCCATATTCCGCTTTGAAGATAACCAGCACACCATAGAAAGATACATTTTTCAAATTGGTAAAAATATTTGTGCCGACAAGCCTATAAATACCTGCCTTTGTGGGATATGATGTTGCAACTTCGTACTGGTCAAAACCCCCACCGCCGATTGCTTCCCAACTACTCCATGCACCGCTTTTGTAATATCTATAATAGAGTGAACCGGCCTTGTTGTACGGATATGCAATCTGTGTCCGGGCTGCCGTTTCCGATTTCGTATTATAAAACAGCGTATGAATATAGAAGAATGTCCCCAAGCCTTGCGGCGCATTTGTATGGCTTGTCAAGCACAAGCTCTCCAACGTCGTGTCAGGATCAATACCGCTGTCGCCGCCGCCGGTGTAAGCAGCAAGGCCATTGCCGGCCAGCGTGCCGAATTTATCATACTGAGTAAGTGCCACTTCAAACGCGTCTTTTTCGGACGGTTTACCAATTGCAACGCCCTTGCCGCCTGCTCTAAAGTCGATGGCAAAAGCAGCGCCGGGAAGCGTCGAATTTACGCTGGTATTTCCGTTGCTATCAGCGACAACAACCGTAATCGTATAAGCTGTTTCCGCGCTGATATCACCGCCCACAACTTCATTTACGCTGCCGTTTGTGCCACCGGCTGCAATGTTTGCAGATCCACTGTCAGCCGCGGAAGCCCAAGAAACGGAAATGCCGGTACATGCGTATTCCGTCTTCCAATCAAAAGATACAAGCGCATAAGCTCCCATATCGTCCAAATTGCCGCTTGCGTCGCAACGTTCAATAGACAGGCCGGAAATAATCGGCTTAATATATGCAAGCTCCCAAACAGCGTACAGCGTTACAGCTGCATTTGCTGTATAATTCCCGCCGGCAGCATAAGCCGCTGTCGTCGCAGAAGCTGACGTTGCCCAGCCTAAGAAATTGTAATTGGTTCGCGTCGGGATCGTACCAGACAGCGCAAGCGTTGTGCCGTACGTCTTTGTCTGTGCCGACGGTGCGCCAGTACCGCCGTTTGCATCATAAGTGACAGCGTAAGTATTCGCCTTCCACTGCGCTGTCATTGTCGTGCTGGCGTTGTGACCGTAAAAATCGCCGGGCGAATATGCCTGATTCTGCGCAGAAGAGATCCAGCCGGTAAACGTGTAGCCCGTTCTTGTGGGCTGGCCGCCGGAAAGCGTCAATGTCTCCCCATACCATTTCGTTTGTGCCGACGGTGCGCCGGTACCACCGTTCGCGTTATACGATACGGTGTAAGACGCCAGCGCCGGAACAGTAAACGACGTCTTTGCATGCATGATAGCATTTACCCAATCAATGCCCTGTAAACGGGAATAAATCGTATACGTTGCAGCGGATTTGCCGCGATTGTATGTATACGACTTATCCAAAATCTTCGTCTGGTTCGACGTTGACCAGCTGCTATTTACGGTATGGTTAATTGATACGCTGCCAACGTTTGTATTTGCCGCTGTTACGCCAACGCCAATATCGTAATAAAGATTATTTGCGCTGTCTTTCGCGCTGTATCTGGTCCATGCCCAAACCTGAACGTTGACCGTCGTTTGTGTGTCAGTATTGCTGACCGCTGTATAAATACCAATACGGCCCCTATTGTCGCCGTATATATCACCCCAAACAATTCCGTTCGGTGCCGCCATTATGCGTCAACTCCCTTCCACATTAAGCCCATGTTCCCGTTTGCTCTGCTCTTCCAAATAAAGCCGCCAAACTGCAATTCGTCCTTTACCTCTGCCTGTTCGATCATAAGCTTTTTATTGCTGACGTACGCCGGAATTACGGTGCCGTCTGCAAACTGAATTTCTGTGTTTGTAATCCTCAGCTTAAAATCGTTTTCAGCTTCGCCAAGCTCAATACATGGCTGGCCGTTATATGTCGTGATAATAACGTAATCTGCTAATACGCCGAGATCGTTTACGGCCTGCTTCAAAGTGCTAATATCACTGTTCGCGCTGTCAACTTCCCCGGACAGACTATCAATATCACCGTTTGCTTTTGCGATAGAATCAATAATGCTGCCGATACTAAAGGTCCACTTGCCTTCGGTTTGCGTCATAAGAGAAGCGCCGTCGCCATCCGTCACCAGTGTAGCGATCATATCCGCCAGCTGCAGAATTTCGGATTCCGTAACCGATACGCGGCTTGCTGCGTCACCGGCTGTATGCTGTGCGTCGGACGCCGTTTCATTCACTGCGCTTACCGTTGCATTGATTCCGTCCGCGCTCACCTGAATAGCTGCGTCCGTTTGCGTTTTGGTATAAATACCGCCCAACGTTTCCCGGACTTCTTCTTTTGTCGCTGCCAGCGTCAAAGCATGCGCCGTCTGTGCAATCTTTGTCTCTGCGTTTGTGATACGTTCGGACAGACCGTGAACAATAGCCTGCGCTGCCATTGCAGCTGCGTTTGCTTCGTCTGCTTCGGCCTGAGCTGCATCCGCTTCCGCCTGAGCTTCATCCGCTGCCGTTTGTGCTGCTTCCGCGTTTGCCCTTGCAGTATCAGCTGCAGCCTGTGCTGCGTCTGCTTCGGTTTGTGCCGCTGTTGCGGATTCCTGCGCCGCTTCAACTGCTGCCTGCGCGTTTGCCAGATCTTCTTCCGTCGCTTCCGCGTCTGCCTGCACTTTGTCAAAATCAGCCTGCGCTTTTTCCGCTTCTGCCGCTGCCCGGTCCGCTGCTGCCTGAGCGCCAAGCGCAACAATATTTGCGTCTTCCGCCGCTTCTGCTGCTGCGTTTGCGTCTGCCTGAGCTGCTGCCGCGTTTTCGCGCGCAACGTTCGCTGCTGCCTGCGCATTTGTTGCCGTTTCCAGCGCTTCCGCTGCCACCGCCTGCGCGGATTCTGCGTTACCCGCTGCCTGATCAGCAACCGCCTGAGCAATTCGCGCGTCTGCTGCCGCCTGAGCCGCAACCGCCTGCGCTTCTGTCGCCTCTGCCAGCGCTCTATTTGCTTCCGTTTGCGCTTTGTAAGCTTTGTCTATTGCCTCTCTGCTATCAGCAATAGCGTTGTCTGCCGCGATTTTAGCCGCTGTAACAGCTGCTTCAGCTTCGGCAATTTCCTGCTCTGTCGCGTCCGCTCTTTCGCTGATTGTATTAAAATCAGCAATAGCCGCCGCCAGCGTTTCGCGTGCTTCGTCCGCAACGGTTTTTGCTGCATCCGCTGCCGCCTGAGCTGTATCTGCTTCGGCCTGTGCTTCTGCTGCAAGCTGTGCCGCTGTGGCCGCTTCTGTTTGCGCTGCGTCCGCTTTTGCCTGTGCGTCGTCCGCCTGCTGCTGTGCCTTATCGGCCCACGCCAGCGCGCCTTCTAAATGCTCAAAAGCGTTGTTTGTCGTTTCGTCGATTCGCTCAATAGAAGAAACCGCCGAGCTGATACCGGCGGCATTGCGTGTGATCTGCGATTGTAAATGCGCCTCTGCTTCGGTCAGGTCCGTTTTCCGGGCGTATTCGGCGCTCATTGTATCTTCCAGCGTTGTAAGAGTATCGCCTAAAGTATCAATTTCCTGCTGTGCCTGTCTTGCGTCCTGCTTTGCAGCTTCTGCAATTGTCGCCGCTTCTTCCGCTTCGTCTTTCGCGCTCTCTGCCGCTGTCAGCGCTTCTGCTGCATCTTCTTTCGCTTCAGCTGCTGCCGTCTGTGCTGCGTTTACCGCTGCGATCTGCTCATTGACTTTCGTTTGTGCTGTCGCTGCTGCTGTCTTTGCCTCTGTCGCTTTCGTCTCAGCTGCCGCTGCTGCTTCCTGAGCCAGTGTAGCCGCAGCATTCGCATTCGCAACCGACGTCTCCAGATCTTTAATCTGGCTTTCCACGTTATCAACAACCGCCTGTGCATTATCGGCTGCTGCCTGTGCCGCTTCCGCTGCTTCTCTTGCATCGTCAACGACGCCGACAACTTCCTGAACGGCCTTCTGTGCCTCTTCGACAGAAGCAATGGCTTCGTCAACCTGAGCTTTTGCTTCTTCTGCTGCTGCCTGCGCATTTGTCGCAATCATCAAAGCGCGTGCAGCGGATTGTGAATTTACGCGGAATTTTTCGGCCAGTTCCAGAACCTTTGCGTCAATGCCGCTGTTCTTCAACAGATATTCGCCAAAAACAGCCCGTCTGCGCTGATCAACAACAGACGTTTCAAGAATCAAAATACGCGTTGATAAATACAGCTGGCCCTGTCTGTCGATAACGTTTACTCTGTCGCCAACTTTGACGTTTGCCGGCATGTCCGGAATTTCAACTTCGTAATTTACTTCCGCTTCCCTCAGCTTCGTAAGCTCTGTGCGTGCATGGCTGCAAAGCTCTGCCGGGGATAACGTATCATAAGAAAATGCTTTTGTGATATGTCCGCCGGCTTGCGTTGTGCCGTCGTCCTTCCATAAAAGCCGCTTCCAATTCTCCAGCGCCTTACGCGATTTTAAAACGGTCCCGTCAACGTAAAAGTCGCCGTCGTCGTAAGTAAGATTTTTCAGCGTAATAGGATCTTCTGCGTTTTCGGGCGTGCCGCCGGTGCATTGCAAAGCCGTTGCCAGATTCGTAATGCTCTGCTTAACAACGATCCCGTCAACCTCCAGATTCAGCCGGAAATTTTCGCCCAGATCCTTACCGCGCTTCTTAAAAATATTGATAAATTTCTTTGTGACGTACAGGCCGTCCGTCTCAAAAGAAAAGGAAATTTCCGCTCCGTCAAACTCAGCGGCAACGCTTAAAATTCGCTCTGTCGCCGTTTGTTCGCTGTCCCAGCTAAGCTTCCGCGTAAGCGTCGGAATTTCGTTTGTGCCGATTTTAAAGCCGGAATTGCCGGCGTACATTGTGATGTAATGGCTTATCGGATATGCCTTGTCTGCTTCGTATGCGCCGTAAACCTCATTAAGAAGGTCCATGCCTGCATCTTCCGCATAAATATACACCGTTTGCTTTTTTGTGTCGGCCTCTGTTTCCAGAATGGTATAAAAC